AACATTTCGACTCTATAATGCAACAGCACGAACAACCCTATCAAGCACGTACAGGAGTATCACCCTCTATGCTGAACTTTTCCAAGAAACTTGGCTTTAAGGGTTGCAACAGCTCTCGGCCAAGCCAAGGAGGGGCCCCTCCGGTATCCATGCCCGGATGAGCGTACAACTTGGTCTTGACCACATCTTGCTTATGCAGAAACTTTCCTGAGAGTTTTCCCCCCAGCTCACCCGCAGGTGACTGGTAGGCCCACTCTTCAGCAAGTTGGATGCATGTCCAAGATACTCCATTCTTTCCTTTGCTCATTGACCAAGAGAACAGGTCATAGGCGAGTTTAGAATAGAGGTAGGGTTGAGTTGAGAATAATCTCGAGTAATCATCCCCTATAATTGAGCACAGGCCATACTTATTTCGATAAGATGGTGGTTCCTGTACCGACTCCCTCCGATCGGACCATTGTTCCCGACCTCTGAGGGGTGGTTGCGAGGCCTCGTAAACCTCGCGCTCAGTTTGAACAAGGATCTCATCCAGGATCAGATTCTGGATAGTCATGGCAATGAAGGACATCCCTTCACCCATCATGATCCCTGTTTGGTGGTCGTCCTCATGGCAGATTGATCTGCCCGTTGGACGACCGTCTTCATCAACCTCAGGGTAGAGGAAGATATGGGGACTTGTGAGGAAGTCACAAGATACCCATACGAGTGAAGACACAGCCCTCCCTGCCCTCTCGATCTCCCCAAAGTATGTTTCAAGCATTGCTTTGTGGAGTTCAAGAGAGGAGGAATCTGTGCATTGTGATACATCTCCAGATATTGCTGGGTATTGTAACCAATGGGCAGGTATGTTGCCAAGGTTCTTAATAGAGTCCCAGAGCTTGCTCGAAGACTCGAACCCGACCGCAACCCGAGGCTCCCCTGCTAACATGTTGTCTTGGACCCAGTGCCGGGCCGCAAGTGAGACAAGGGAGTACGCCCAAGGGGGGATGGACAAAGTCCTTGATTTCCAACCCTCCTCCGGTAGAGAGACCACCCGGGAGGGGATCCGCTTACTTGTAAGACGAATCCTCTCCCTCGGAGGTACCTCTGACCGTGACGACCACAAGGGGACCCCTTCGAGGATAGATCCCTCGAAGGTGACATAACCTTCCCTGTAAAGGTCCCGAAGGGCACAGTTGATCACAATGTGGGCCCCGAACTTTGTGTGTTCTAGAGTATCCATCAAGTCATCTCGCCATTCATCGGAGTTAGAACCCAGTAGGTAGAGGTATGTGAGGCTTCCAACGTTACACCCCTCAGGGACGTGTAACCGGTGGCCGATTATATCTGTAACTACTTGGTTT